TTGCGACCTGTCCACAGTCCATTCTCTTTGGCGTCAGTAGCCTGTTGCCATAGTACCATCTCGAAATGGGAGACTGTTTTATGTCTGACCCATCCAAGACGTCGTGCCAAAGATAATGCCAATCTGATGCTAGTGGTGCGATAGGCATTTTGCCCGTCGCCCTTAACATCAGATATTAGAATGTTGCACACATCGTGCCAAACACGTAAACGTAGTTTCATATTCGTACCCATGATTGGATACTCCTTAGTTTGTTTAGGGAATGTCGATAGTGGTGTTAGATTGTTCTGGTAGGACCTATATTCTTTTCATCCCTATCCGCGTTCTGCGCGCCAGACCAATCCTTAGATTAGAAGTAACACCACAATGTATCGACACCATATCCCTTGCAAAGCACATGCCAGTATTCAGAATGTAATAATATCAAACACTTAGGAATTTAAGCGTTTAAACCACTAGGCAATATTTGCCGATTGCTAGGTAAATTTTGCCTAGCCTAGGAAATTATTGCCTAGTTGCTAGGAAATTGTTGCCTACTTTAATTTGTTCACGTTTTGTTCTTTTGGCCAGATTGTCTATGGACAGATTGTCTACCGGGGTAGCAAAAATTATGCAGCGCGTCTGTATATATATTGGGACCCCCACTAACGGAGCAATTTTTTAAAAATGGGGTTTTGGCGCGGTATTTATTAATAATTATAGTATATAATTTATAACATATTATATTAACAATTATATTAATATAATGTTTATATACATATTTATATAAATATATTTATTAATAATATATTATATATTTCTCCCCGTCGCTTAAACAGCAGGTTATCATGGTTCTTCAGAGTTTGCAAGCCCCTTTCTGTGTTCCCTTCTTTCTTCTTGTGTTCCCCTCCGGGTCTATGTATAATATATTTATAAAAGAAGGAGTATCATAACTTTGACAGACGATGAAAAAGATAAGCTCAAGGGTCAGTACGACACACCAGAGAATGCCAGATCAGAAAACTATGGTCTGACCAGAAAGCAGATTAAATTTGCAGAGCAGTACATTGCCACCAACGATGCCACTCACGCTCTGCTAGAAGCAGGGTATGCCCCTGTCAAGAAAGCAGACGGTGACCTAGACCGTACCAGAACTGCCAGAAGAGCGCAGCAGTATCTGGCAAACCCAAAGCTCAGAGCTTACATAGAGATACTCAGAGAGGACGTTGTAGAGAAGGTTTCATGGGACGCGCAGAAAGTTCTGGACAAAATGTACCAGACCTATATGAGAGCCACAGAGGCAGAGGACTACACCAACGCCAACCGTTCTCTGGAGAACATGGGCAAGCACCTTGGCATGTTCATTGACAAGAAAGAGATTAAACAGAACACACACTTTCACGGCGCAGACTCTACCTTCACCTCTGATCTTGACGCAGACATCAAGAACCTCGCCGCTGTATCTGGTTACAATGTAGGGTTAAAGGTTGTAGACGGTGGCAAAGAATAAACTGGTGAGCATAAACCTGACACTTCCAGAACAGATTGACTACCTACAAGAGATGTTCAATCAATTACAGGTGGTAGCTTTCTCTCATCCCATGAATGACATAGAAAACGTAGACCACAGTGTTCAGCGCATGAGGCATATGTTTGCTCAAGTGATACAGTTGATCTACCTGATGACAGATGAAATGACAGACTACTACGGAGAAAAGGGTGGAGACCCAGATGACAGTGGACGAACTTACCACTAAAGAACAACTTAGAAACACCCTGTACCTCAAAGCAGTTGAAAACTCCAGAATGGACTTCTTCTCCTTTGTACAGTTTATTGCGCCTCAACTGGTTCCAGACTTTAAAACAGGTAGACACATACAGGTCATCAGCCAAAGACTACAGACAATTGTAGACTCACCTGATCCCAAGAGACTGATGGTGTTTCTCCCGCCACGTTCCTCCAAAAGTCTGCTCTGTTCTCAACTGTTCCCTGCATGGTACATTGGTAACTTTCCATCTCACGAAATCATGAGCATCTCTCACTCTGACCAACTGGCCTCAGACTTTGGTAGAACTGTCAGAGACATTCTCAAGATGCCCCTCTACCAAGAGATATTCCCCGGTGCAAACCTCAGAGAGGACGTAAGAGCAGCTGGTAAGTGGAAAACCAAGCAGAACGGTATCTACTACGCTGCAGGTGTCAGGAGCCAGATTGCAGGGCGAGGAGCGCACATTGCCCTGATAGACGATGCCATGTCAGAAGAAGATGCTTTCTCAGAGGCAGGGCGTAGGTATATCAAGGATTGGTATCCATCTGGTCTTAGAACACGCCTGATGCCCAACGGCTCTGTCATCATTATCAACACCAGATACCACGAAGACGATCTCTGTGGCTGGCTCCTCTCCAACCAGACAGAAGACACTGTACCGTGGGAGGTTGTGTCCATACCAGCGTGGCTAGACGAAGAATCTGCACAGATGCTAAACCTACCGGAGGGTTCCTCCTACTTTCCAGAATGGAAACCAGACTCTCTGCTCAGACTAGACGAGGCAGAGATCAGAGCCAACAACGGGGGAAAATACTGGCAAGCCCTCTATATGCAGAACCCCACACCTGACGAGGGATCAGCTATCAAGTCACAGTGGTTTCAAAACTGGACAGACGAGGAGCCACCAGAGTGCGACATGATCATACAAACCTATGACACAGCCTTCTCCACCCGGAGCACAGCTGACTACTCTGTGATACAGACATGGGGCATTTTTGAGTACCCGTTTGTAGATAGCCTAGGCAGAGAATACCTAGCACCTAACCTTGTACTTCTGGGCAATGTCAGAGAAAGATTAGAATACCCAGAACTGAGAAGAACCGCGCAAGACCTGTACGACGATTATCAACCAGATGTATGCATTATAGAAAAGAAGGCATCTGGGCAGAGCTTGATACAAGATATGCGAAGAGCAGGACTTCCTGTGTTGGATTACCTACCAGACCGTGATAAAGTATCCAGAGTACATTCTATAACTCCCATGCTAGAAGCTGAAAGGGTTTGGCTCCCCAGAGGCAGAGACTGGGCAGAAGATTTATACGCGGAGGCTATACAATTCCCCTTTGCCAAACACGATGACCAAGTAGATGCCATGGTCATGGCAATACACTATTTAAAAGATTCTTGGCATTTGTCCCATCCAGATGATCCAGACTACAAAGACGAACCCGTCAAAAAGAAAACATACTGGAGTTGGAACTAAATGTCTTATTTAATATCGAATATACCTTTTTTTAGATGTCTTGTACGAAAGGAGTTTACACACAACCACGAAGATTACCACGGAGATTTTTTACACGCTCTGGCCATATCTGTAAATACAATACCAGACAGGTGTCTTAGTTTTAACGTGGTCTTTACAGGTTGTGAAGTAGAGGATGACGAAGAAAACCTACACGGTGGTGCCATGTGGGCAAGAATGCCAATCACTGGTCTCATCGCTGACACACAGATGGAAGAACTACCAGAGCTAATGCCAACGCACTTTGCACAACCATGGGACTGTTCTTCAAGACATCACTCTGTCATTGTCATGGACCGTGTATCTTCTAGTCCGTGGCTCTGCAAGATAGGTGGAGAATTTTATACAGGTAAGTATATGTTTACTGTGGACTACACTGACAACGAAATAGCAGATGACCCTGCACAGCACAAGCAGTCGCATGTTCTAGAACTGACAGATGCAGGGAGCTACACAGGTAATATTGTGGCTCTGCCCAACAACAGGGTCAGAGTGACAAACCCTGCCATGTGGATCACTGGAGAAGGTGCACCAGACTTTGCACCTAGTCAGTATGTCCACTCTGCAGAAATCCATAACAGTTATATGGACCCTTACACAACTTTTAACAATCTTTATCAGGAAGAGGACCTTGACAATGGCAAAGATGAGGAAGAAACCAGTTAAGAAAATGATGGGTGGAGGTAAAACCTCTAAGATGAAAATGAAAGGTGGTGGTAAAACCTCTAAGATGAAACTTAAATATGGAGGTAAAACCTCTAAAATGAGTAAAAAAGCTGGTGGTGGTCTACGACAAAAAGCCATGCGTAGAGGCGGCAGAGCCAAGTAAAGGAACCTAGTCAATGGCAGTGGAACAAAATCCTTTCCTTCCAGAGGAAGAGATAAAAGAACTAAGAAGAGAGTCGCCTGTTCTAGAAACAGAAGGAGAGGTTGTCCAATTTAGCCCCACCGATGATGGAGGTGTAGAGGTCGAGTTTGGTGACGCAGAGATGGAAGCAGACCTTCTTATCATCGCTGAACAAGACCACTACGCCAACCTAGCTGAGTTTCTGGAAGAAGATGATCTTGTAGAAATAGGCAACGCTGTCATTGACAATTACGAAGCAGATAAAGAATCCAGAGAAGAATGGGAGCAAGCGTTTGAGAACGGTCTTGATCTTCTAGGACTAAAACTACAGGAGACCACAGAACCCTTTGACGGTGCTTGCACAGCAGTTCACCCTCTCCTTATAGAGTCAGCGGTTAAGTTTCAAAGCAGAGCTTCTCAAGAACTCTTTCCCCCAGCTGGTCCTGTCAGATCACAAGTTATAGGCGCAAATACCGTTGCCAGAGAAGAACAGGCACAACGTGTCAAGCAGTTTATGAACTATCAGCTTACACAACAGATGCCAGAATACTTTGACGAGTTTGAGCGTATGCTCTTTCACCTACCGCTTATTGGTTCTGCCTTCAAGAAAATTTATTTTAATCAGGTCAAGAACAGACCTGTCTCTGAGTTTGTGCCAGTGGACCACTTCTATGTATCTTACTACGCCACTGACCTCAGAACAGCAGAGAGATATACTCACGTTATCTATCGTTCTCCAAACGATTTTAAAAAAGATGTTGTATCTGGAATGTACCTAGACACTGACATTGGAGAACCTTCTGCACCAGAAGTAACTTCAATGAACCAGAAGATTGACAACATCATGGGCATCACGCCCTCGTTAGAGGAGGACCCACAATATGTTTTATTGGAGCAGCACTGTAACCTTGATCTTCCAGAACCATATGGCGATCCTAGTGGCGTTGCCCTTCCCTATGTAGTCACAGTAGATTTAACCAGTAAACAAGTTCTTTCCATCAAACGAAACTACAACCCTGAAGACCCAACCAGAGAGCGTATACTACACTTTACGCACTACAAGTATGTTCCGGGTTTTGCCTTCTACGGTCTGGGGCTGATTCACTTCCTAGGCAACCTGACCATGACAGCTACAACTGCCATGCGTTCTCTGGTAGATGCAGGACAGTTTGCCAACCTCCCCGGTGGTTTCAAGGCTAGAGGTGTCAGACTTGTAGGTGACAACGAACCTATCTCTCCCGGTGAGTTCAAAGAAGTGGAGAGCACAGGCATTGACCTGACCAAGGCAATTGTACCGCTCCCCTATAAAGAACCGTCAAATACACTCCTTCAGATGCTACAGTTTGTTGTGCAAGCTGGGCAGAAGTTTGCTGACTCCACAGAAAACGTAATCAAAGACTCAGCCAACTACGGTCCCGTGGGAACCACCATGGCACTCCTAGACGCATCGTCTAAGTTTGCCACGGCTATACACAAGAGGATGCACAAGTCGCAGAAGGACGAGTTTGACATTCTGGCCAGAATTAATTTTGAGTCCCTCCCGCCTGCATACCCCTACGAAGTTGTAGGAGGAGACCAGCAGGTATTCAAGGGTGACTTTGACGGCAGGATTGATATCATACCTGTGTCTGACCCTAACATACCCTCCTCTGCTCACAGGCTTGCCATGGGACAGATGGCAATACAACTGGCCAGTCAGACGCCCCCCGGTACATTTAACATGCCAGCCCTGTTCAGAGAAGTTCTCACCGCTGCAAACTTTCCAAACCTTGACGAGGTTCTTCCACCAGAACAGAAACCAGAGGCAAGAGACCCACTGGCAGATATCATGGCAGCTTCCAAAGGGCAACCCATTGCAGCTTTTCCGGGGCAGAACCACGATGCTCATATTCAATTTAAGAGTGCCTTCCTCAAAGACCCCGGCAACGGTGCAAACCCCATGATGCAGCAGATTGTGCCTATACTCAATGCCAACATCAGAGATCATATGCTGATGAAATATCAAGAGCAGATAGGCGGCATGGTCACTGGAGTGGCCACTGATGAGCAAACCAGTGACATGGTAATGGCAGAGGCAGCTGAAGCTGTGGCAAATGCAAACGCTTCGCTAGGCATAGCACAAAGCCCAGAGCAACAGATGATGAACATAGAGCAGCAACGTCTGCAACTTGATCAACAGAAGATGCAGATGGACGCTCTGGAAAAAGCAGCTGATCTAGAAGTCAGAGCGCAAGAATCTGAAACAGCAGATAAGAAAGTTCAACTAGACACTCTTATTGATCTGAGTAAACTTTCTCTGGAAGCTGACAGAGACGCAAAGAAATCTCTAGAGGCAGCTGGTAAACTTGCACTAGAATCTGAGAAGGCAGATACGCAGACACAGAAAGATGCTCTGGGTATGTTGGTAAATGCTGTTAAACAAGGCGGCATAGGTCAGTGAAAACTTTAGAAGAGAGAATAAAGAAACATGAAGGATATATGGTCAAACCCTATACTGACACGCTTGGCTTTCTTACAGGAGGTTATGGACATAAAATATTGCCCGGAGAAGAAATTCCAACGGATCAAGAAGGTTGGGAAAAACTTTTTCAAGAAGACTTGCAAAAGGCTAGAGACGGTGCTGATAGGCTTATCAAGAAGAATAAAGTAGAAGATTTACCTTGCAAGGCAAAAGAAATTATTATAGAAATGGTATATCAGATGGGTGAATCAGGTGTCTCTAAATTTAAAAAAATGTGGAAAGCTCTTAAACAAAATCCAAAAGATTACTATGAAGCAGCAAAACAAATGATGGACTCTAGATGGGCAAAGCAAACCCACAGTAGAGCACGTAATCTTTCAGACGAGATGAGGTTACTTTGTCATGCCACTTAAACCCGGCAAATCATCTAAAACTATTTCAGTCAACATCAAAAAACTTAGAGAAGAAGGTTACCCACAGAAACAAGCAGTGGCCATTGCCATGTCTAATTCTAAAAGAACAGCCAAGAGACAGTCAAAGAAGAAGAAAAGGGTCTCGCGTAGAAAATAAATTATATGGATATTTTTGACGAGATCAAACAATCTTTTAAGGCAGAACAAGAGTCTCTAAAAGATTTCCTTGCAAAGGGCCAAGTAGAGGACTATAACCATTATAGACAGGTTGTAGGAACAATTTCAGGTATAGACTGGTCCTATAATAGGTTGACAGAGATTATTAACAAAAGAATGGAGATAGACGAAGACGATGATTAATCCTTCACTTGCAGGGGCAATGCCTAATGATACGTGGATTACAGAGAACGAAGTACCTGATCCAGAGGTTCTACCAGAGCTTCCGGGTTATCATGTTCTGGTGCGCCCTGTCACTATTAAGGCAAAGACCAAAGGAGGAATTATCCTCCCAGAAAGAGCCAGAGATGATATCGCCTACCTCACCACGGTGGGGCGTGTACTCAAAGTTGGAACGCTTGCCTACGAAGACAAAGATAAGTTTCTTGCAGGACCGTGGTGTCGAGTTGGAGACTATGTTTGTTATCAAAAGTTGAGCGGTACAAAGTTTGTCTATAAAGGTATCAAACTTCTCATTCTCTTTGATGATCAAATTATAATGAAAGTAGATAACCCAGAGGACCTAGACACAACTCTTGTTTTAGGTGGGTAATTGTGTTATCTATATAATAACACCTTATGCGTAATCTTAGTCTTCGCAAACTATGGAGCAGAACTAAATGTCAGAAGAAAAACAAGCAGCGATTGCTGAAGAATTAACTGAGTGGGGCGAAATTGACACTAGCCCTAGTCAGAAAGAAGAAGATAAAGTTGAGTTTGAAGTAGAAGGTGCAGAGCCAGAACCAGTTCCAGAGGTAGAAGCCTCACCTGAACCTGCTTCAGAGCCTGAACAAAAAGATATTCCAGAGCTAGACGGAATTGAAACCAAAGGCGCAGAGAAACGTATTCGTCAACTGGTTCAGCAGAAAAAAGAACAGGCTGAACTTCTTGCCAGAGCAGAAGCTGAAAAGCAAGAGCTTGTCAAGCAGCTGACAGAGAGAGATAAGTACACTGTAGAAGCTAGTAAGTCTAACACAGACACAAACGAAAAGCTCCTACAGCAGCAGATTGAGATGGCAAAGAAAGCATACCTTGATGCCTATGATCTAGGCGAAAAGGAGAAGATGCTAGAAGCCCAAGAGATGATCAACAAAGGTCAGGTTGATCTGGCAACACTGAGTCAGCAGCGACAGGCTATTCAACAGTACGAGGCGCAGCTGTCACAGAGAGAACAACAGGTACAGGCGCAGCAGCAACAAGCTCAACCTGCACCGCAGCAACAGCAGCAAGCAAATGAATATGATCCTCTTGCTGTTGAATGGAGTCAGAAGCCAGAAAACTCTTGGTTTAACAGAGATCAGATTATGACAGTGGCGGCTCTTACAATTGACGCCCAGTTAAAGTCAGAAGGTTACGATTCATCTGCTCCTGAGTTTTATCAGGAAGTAGATAAAAGAATGAAATCGGAGTTTCCGCACAAGTTTAGTGAAGTTGCAGATTCACAACCTGCACAACAGGTGGTCGCTGGACAGTCGCGCAGTTCAACCACCGCATCTGCCAAAGGAAAGAAGGTTAAGCTTTCTCAGGAAGATGTAAGATTAGCACAGAAGTGGAACATACCACTCGAAAAATATGCTGCTGAAAAGGCAAGAGCCGACAGAGCAGCAGGTGAGTATGTACCAGTAGGCTAGGCGCGTAACAAAATAAAGGAGCGTTTAAAGATGAGTAAAACAAGTAGTAGAGCAAGTCAAGCAAGGGAAGTTGAAACCAAGGAATACACATACACTGAACCTAACTTTTTAGATATTCCTGATCTTGTTGTAGACAGATTCACCAATGAAGACATGGTTCTCCGTTGGATACGCATCTCCGTTAAGGGTGATGATGACTACAAGAACGTAGGAAACAAAATGAGTCAGGGTTGGGTATTTGTAACACCGGAAGAAGTTCCTGAGATGTTACACTCTGCAACTGTTTTAGATACAGGTCGCTATCAAAATTGCGTTGTACGGGGGGATGTCGCTCTTGCCAAGATGCCCCGTGGTAAAGCAAAGGCCAGAAATGATTATTATCAGGACAAGGCAAACGCCATGATGGACGCTGTAAATCAGCAATTGATGGCAGCTTCTGATTCTAGAATGCCCATTTCA